GGTCTCATGTCGTTGTGGTGATTTGGCGCGAGAAAAAATGTACAGTGACGGCGTGAAGCTCGCGAGCGCCTAGTGGGAGGGGGATACCCCCCTATACTTTAGCTAGGACTTACTTCACACATATCTGTTATTTTTTCAAAATTTAAGCATTCATTATTATTTTGATATTTTTAAAAAATAATATAATTTTTCTTTTTTGGTTTCTTCAAGCTCTATACTTTGTCCAGTCTCTTGACTGTGGTAGATTGCGATTACCTACAACAGTAGCATTGGCTGATCTATCGTCAGCATATAACTTATCAGACTTCTGTCTGTTGCATTGCCAGTGGGCTAACTGCAAGTTTTGAATATCTGATGGATGACCATTACGATTGATTGGAATAATGTGGTCAATGACTGGACTTAATGGATGTGGGTACCTCAAGGACTTATCAACTGGTAGTCCACAAATCCCACAAGTATTTCTTGTTTTGAGAATAATATTTTTATTCTTTTCAAAAGCAACTCTATGAGGACCGCTCCGGTCCGGTCTTTCATGGGGGGTATTCATTTAGGGAGGGGCCTTTCTTTTTTGGGAGGTAGGGAGTTAAAGTTTTATGATGTAGGGGGGGAGTTTTTCAAACTTTAACACCCTCTTGTATTTAACATATCTTATATTTTGTGACTTTCGACAGAGTATTGTTTAACCCAGTTATGACAATGGTTTGTAGGCATTTCTGAATTATCCAATTTACTTTTTCTCAATATGTTAAATAAGTATACTTTTAATACGTAAAAGTAAGCATACTTTCATCGATTTCATCTTGGTTATATCCGATGTAATCTAAGGTAATATCTGGTGCAGAGTGATTAAGTATTTGCATTAGAATAGCTATATTCCCATTTTGTTTGTAATGATGATAACCAAATGTTTTTCTCATCGAATGGGTACCAATGTTTTTTAATCCTGAATGTTTAGCTGCATCATTTAAAAATTGATACACAGCTACTCTACCAATGTGTTTAATACTTACTCCGTCACCTCTAACTTTCTTTCTGCTAGGAAAAAGATAGTCATAACTCTCAAGATGATTTTCTTTTATGTAACGATCCAAAGCTTTACGTAGTTCAGGATTAACTGCAAATTTTCTGATTTTACCAGTCTTCTTCTCTTTAACCTCAATTCTATCTTGATTGACATGCTTTACTTGAAGAGGGACAATATCGCTTACTCGTAACCCCGAATAAATTCCGACCAAAAAAAGAATGTAGTTTCGCTCACTTTTTGATTTCAAATAATTCTTCATTCTATCAATGTCATCTGGTTCACGAATGGGTTCTACTTTCTTCATGGTATCACCTCCAAACCGCAAGAAAAGGCAGGTTGTGCCTGCCTTTATAATTATTTCATAATATAATTTTAGCACATTAATTCGTATATTTACTCCGAACTTACTCCAAATTTACTCCAAGAAAACTCCATTTTTTTTATTCTAAGATTTCAATTTGTTCTCCATTTCGGTAAAGCTCAGCAAATGCTATTAAAGCCTTATCTAAGATATCGTAATAAGAACTTTCTGAGATAGCTAAATCCATTGAGATTGTTTCATCTTTCTTACAATCCCATTGAAGATATTTCTCATAAAGGATTCTACGATACAATGGATCATGTAATCCACTTACTGCTTGTTCAATTGCATCTAGTTCAAGTTCAGCATCAACTTTGCGAATTGCTAATTTCTCAACCTGACTATTTCTACTAAACGATTGAGAGCGTGGCATGAATGAGTATGTAGTTGTTACCTTCTGTCCATCTATGTCATTGGCCACTCTTCTCCATCTAAGATATCCTCTCAGAATTCTCTTGGCATTTTCTTTTGTTTTTGATTCATTAATATCAGGAAAGAAAGGCATCGTTCACCTCTTTTCTATACTTGGTATCATCTTGCACCTCCTCAATCTAAGCTTCGTTCAAATACTGGATATATATATCTTCATCAAGAATTCCGTTTTCGATTAGATTTTCAACTGCAATTTCAATTTTAATCAAACGATTTAATTCCTTGTTAGGCAACGTAGCCATAATAACTTCTTCCATCACTCTGCCTCCTCATTTTTTTAACGTTTTGATTACATTTTCAATATGTTCTTTCTTCTTCTGCAACTCTTCCAAACTTTTGACTTCTATTGCTTTTTTAATGATTTCAAGTTGTTCAATTTCTTTTTTAAACTTGATAAGTTCTTCAACTTTGCGAGCATAATCCCTAAAATTATTTGCCCAGTCATAATTGTCCCAACCAAAAACTCTTGAAATTTCTTGGTTTAAGTCTTTGTATTTTCTTTCCAAATCTCTATTGACCATAGCCTGAGAATACATAATGTAGAATGTCATAGCTGAAATCAGCAAACAAGCAATAAACATTCCCCAAAACATTAAATTTTCCATTTATTCCACCTCCTCAACTTCAAACAATGGACTGTTAAACACTTCACCAAAGCCAGCATCTTCTAATTGTTTGCGAGTATGAGTTGTACGAAATTTTTTATCTGTTTTTATTTCTGTTAAACACCAAGCATCAAGATGGTTAATACGGTTTAAGTAATTATAATTTTCATCAACATTTTTAAGCCTTACATAATACCGTTTTTCTTCCTCCGCTTCTTCATAGCCATCAAGCCATGCTCGAGCGAAAAGCTCCATGTTGTCGTCTGTATAAAACCAGTCTTCGAGTTTTTTGTCAAAATTTTCTCTGTTCATTGCACCGAGCAAGTGAAAATCTTCTTTTTTTGCCCATTCGATATGTTCCGCCACAAACTGCGGAATTTTCACTATTTCTTGTTCGTCTAGTTGTTTGATTAAATCAATAAAACTTTTCTTTCCCATTTGAGTGATAGATACATAAGGCAAATCCTCAAAATGTTTTATCAATTCTTGTTTATTCATTTTCTAACCTCTTTATTTCTTTCTCGTAGCCTTTCAGCTTCTTCTTCCAAAAATCACGTTCAGCAGCTCTCATGTGCACCGCTGATTTCTGACTTGGTTTCTTCAGTTCTTCAATCTTTTCTTCTGCTACTTCGATTGAACGTTTTAAACCCTTGATTATATCTTGATTAATTGTACTCATCCGAATACTCCTAGAATGGTAAATCATCATCAGATATATCCATAGGGTTAGTTTTTTCAAAACTTGGTGGAATTTGATTTTCCATACTTGCATTGTTTGCAGCATTATCCTTTTTTTCAAGGATTTGAAAACTTTCAGCTACAACTTCAGTCACATAGACACGTTGTCCTTGCTGGTTATCGTAGCTACGAGTCTGAATGCGGCCTGTAATCCCTACAAGATTCCCTTTTTTTACCCAATTCGCAAAATTTTCAGCCTGCTGGCGCCACATCACAACATTGATAAAGTCTGCTTCTCTATCTCCATTATCATTTTTAAAATTTCGATTAACTGCCAAATTAAATGTAGCAACTGCAATGTTCGATGGTGTATACCTTAATTCAGCATCACGAGTTAACCGGCCAATAAGTACGACATTATTAATCATTATTATAGGTCCTCCTCTTTGACAAACACTCCATCGATCATCTTCCCTTTTCGGTCTTTGATAACGTTGTATGCTTCGTCTAAACAATTCTCAGCAGTAGTCCCATTTAAAAACGAAACGGTGCTAACTACACTGTCAAGAAACATCAAATCAGCTTTAATTAAAGGAATTTGTGTTTCATTGTGACAGACATGAGCGTATAACTTCTGAGCGATATTGCCCAAACTGGAAACCATCAGCAGCAATTCAAGTTCCTGTTGGTTAGCGGAAATCTGAGCTCCATTCTTGATTTGTTGTTCAAGTCCAATCAGTACTACCTGGATGTCACCAAGTGCATCATAGATCAGTTCAGATTTATCCTTTGCGATACCCTCAAACAATTCTCCTGATTCTTCCATCAACTTCAAGAACTGCTTGACTGGATTTGCTTCATGTAGATTTCTATCTACAAACCATTGTTGTACTTTTTCTTCCAAATTCATCTTTGTATCCATCTTACTTTTCCTCTCTTTTCTTCGTAGTCAAGTAGTAGCAATCAGCTGCTCCATAGTCAATCCTGTATCGTTCAATCATCAATACCTCCTATCCTTCATCCCAGACGGATACACAAAGCACTTTCCAGTTGCTCCTTCAAAAATTCGACTAGACAGAGCACCATTCCCAAAATCGTCCGAGTAAAGCTCCTTAATTTCTTCACTAGACAGATTCGTGTTGATAATCGTATTGGTCCGATTATCCAAGATCTTGAACAATATCTGATGTGCCCATTCGTTTCGCTTCGTGTCAGCTTTTCGACTCTCTTTTCCAAGGTCATCCAAGAAAAGAAAATCAACCTCAGACAATAGCTTGACCATCTTAGCTTCAGAGAAGCCATTGTCAAACTCAAAGCTTTCTCGAATCTTATCAAACAAAGTCACAACTGACACAAAGAGCACGCTTTTCGGTTCATCATAAGACTTAAATTGCTCATTGAGAAACCGAGCCAAGCCATAAGTAAGATGACTCTTCCCGACTCCAGAAGGTCCTGTGATGATGGAGTTGCCAGTCTCACCTTTGGCATAGCAACGCTCCAACCGCTTCACAAAATTCATAGCCTTTTCATCAATATCAACCTGAATCTCATAGTCATGTAATGACTTGCTGGCCAGTTTGCTTGAAACGATACTATCGCGAGCAAAAACCTCATAAGTGTCCGATAGCTTGCTTTTGACTTCTGATTCCATATTCAACTGCTTTTCAAAGAGACGAATGTTCTCTTTCTCACACTCAGGACATTGACTGATTTCCTCAACCTTACCCTTAACAGGAATCTTAACAGACCAAAGATGGCATCCATGGACTTCACAGACATCATCAAGAACCGTTCTAGATCTAAAGTGTTTAAACTGTTTCATTTAAAATCCTAGCCTTTCATCAACTGCTGATTGAAAAGAGTGAACTCTTCGTGGCATAGGTTGGTTCAGATAATTGTCCATCTTATTACCAAAAAGCGTTTGTGGTTGAAGATACTGCTCATACTCTGTACCTTGCCACTTAGCGACCATGATGTCCACAACCTTTTTAAAATCTTCAAGGACATAACCCTCTTTTAGCCTTGCCTTGATAAATTTTTGATGACTAGTAGTGTCAACCTTGAAATTCTTCTTAGCTTTTAAATTGAGATAAGAAATAACTTCTTTACAAATCGACAATTTATTATTATCTATATCAGTCTTTATAATATCAGTCTTTATTGTTTGTACTTCTTGCGTATCCAGAGCGGTATTTTCTACGGTTCTGGGCGGTATTTTTTCCAGTTCAGGAGGTTCTTGCTTGACAATTTTTGGACCAAGAATGTAAAGACGATTTGGCTTGGTCAATCCTTGACGTTCTTCCTTCAGCAAACCTGATGTCACAAGTTCCTTTTTAATCTTAGTTACTGTCTTCTCTGAACATCCAAGTTCTTCACAAAATTCAGCTGTAGTAAAATACATAAAAACTTTGCCATTTCGATCATGCCACTTTGACTCCAAAGATAAATCCAAACGATTATAGAGCAATGCATACATAATTTTTGCATTGTTTGATAGTTTTTTATATGGCTCTTTAAATAGCCATTTTGGTAATTGAAAGTATTGATACTTTTCAACTTCGTTTTTATAATATGTCTCAGCCATATACTATTCCTCCACACTTGAAAATTTTGTGTATTCTTTGTGAAAATACAACTTCACTGTGCCTAAACTGCCATGCCGATTCTTTTCCAAGATCAGTTCGGTTACGTTATTCGCTTCTTGACTGTCTGCCTGTTCTTTCTGATAGTAGGCCTCACGATACAAGAAAGCTACAATGTCTGCATCTTGCTCAATCGAACCAGATTCTCGCAAATCTGATAGCATTGGGCGCTTGTCCTGTCTCTGCTCAACCGACCGACTCAACTGCGATAAGGCTATGACAGGAACCCTCAAATCCTTTGCTAGTATCTTCAATTCCCTTGAAATTTCAGAAACAATCTGCTGACGATTCTCCCTCTTTGAACCAGTAATCAATTGCAAGTAGTCAATGATGATAATGCCTAGACCGCCCATTTCTTGAGAAAGCTTTCGAGCCTTTGACCGTATATCTGAAATCCGAATACCCGCAGTATCATCCACGAAAATAGGCACATCATAGAGATTGCTTTGTGCATGTACAAGTCTTTTCCACTCATCGGTACTAAGATTCCCGGTCTTCAAATGATAACCTGGAATCATACCCTCAGATGCCACCATTCGTTCAATTAATTCCTCTGCTCCCATTTCAAGAGAGAAAATGACAGCAGGCTTTCTTTCCATAGTAGCCACATGCTTTGCGATGTTCAATGCTAGCGCCGTCTTACCCATAGCAGGACGAGCAGCAAGGATGATAAGATTCCCTTCATGAAGGCCTGTTGTTATCTTATCTAATCCGACAAAGCCAGTAGATAGACCAGTCACGAATCCATCTGTCTGTGAGCGAGTCTCGACTATTTGCATGTGTGTATCAAGAATATCGGCCACATTACGAAATCCTGTCCCTGCATTTTGATTACTAATATCCAGTAGAGATTTTTCAGTTTTAACAATGATCTCATCAATCGATACATCGCCTTGATAAGCACTAGATAATGAATCAGACAAGTCAGCGATGACTTTCCGAAGAGTTGCCTTCTCTTTTACTAATTTTGCATAATGCTCCACATTTTTTGAAGTTGGTGTTGAATTTACCAACTCGACAACGTAGTTTATACCACCGATATTTGAGATGTCACCTTGATTGGTAAGAGCAGACACCATAGTCGTAGCATCGATTGGCTCGCCTTTTTCAAGCAATGACAACATAGTTTTAAATACAATCTTGTTGGCAGGCTTATAAAAATCGTCAGGAGTTAATTCGTCTGCAAGTGATATCATCGTTTCCGGTGAGATAAAGACAGCACCCAGAACCGACTGCTCTGCAACTAGATCATGGGGTAGTATTCTGAAATCTTCACTCATACACTCTTCCTCCAGTAGCTTTCTAAGTCAATATTCATGACAGCAGCAAGATTCTTCTGCTCGGTTAAGATTTGTCTACGGTAAGGAGCCAGACCAGCTTGTCGCTCTTCCTCACTTTGTGGCAAGTAGTATCCATTTGGTTTCGTCTTCTTAGCCACAATAGGGTGTCTAAAATTAACTCGAAGACTTTCAATGACTTCTTCTAACTTACGTTTTGAGAGTCCAGTTTCTAAACGTATTTCACTTGCTTGAATTGGAAGGTCGAACGTAGCGCAATTAAGAATCATATTTAACACCCGAATTTCCATTTCGTTCATGTTGCGACTTACACTCATATTTTTATCCCTTATTTCAAACCTACTGGTGGATCCACATCGTATGTAAATTGCTTATCTGAATTTCTCAGATTCATACGAGCGATGTCGCTTGCGATTAGTTGTCTGTTTTTCTTTTTAGATTCTGCTCGGTCATCTAGCTCATTTACTAGTGCCCAGAGCAAAAAAAGCATTGTTGTTCCGAAATAGATATATTCAATCATTTTGTGTTTTCCTTTTCTTCATAGATTGCTACGATTTCTTCAAGATCTGCGATACGTTGATTTGCTATCTGATATTTTTCTTGAAGGTCTATCAATTCCCTGTTCGTATCCAATGCAACCAATCGCCAGTCGGTGTTGACTTCGATTTTTGTTGTGTTGAAAAACCATTTTGTTATTTTGTCTAGTAATTTCATGTAATTTCTCCTATATTGCAGTTTTCTGCCAGTTTTCGTGATACCATTCAATCACGGCATCTCTTGGATATTTCTCGCGCTTGCCCTCAATTCGTGGAAAGTCTGCGTGTCGGTTAAAACGCTCGTCAAACGTTGACGTATCTTTCGTGCCCAGTAACATCTCGGAGCATTGCGACTTGTTCAGTTCCATTGGATAGCGCCTTCTCTCATCGGTCACAATCGTCATGACTTTGAGTGTTCTATCCATCAATCCAGCTTCAAACTGATCTAATAATTGATTCATTAAGTCATTCATGATATAATTCCTTTAGAATATTTTGTTGAGCGCCTGATTGCCGTCAGGTGCTTTTTTGTTTTATCTTAATTCATCTATGCTGATCTCCAACGCATCAGCGATTTTCTTGACCGTGTCAAAATATAAATCTTTCACTTCTCCATCTCTTAAACGATAGATTCCAGCTGGCCCGATACCTGCTTTTAAACAAAGTTTATAAACTGTCCAATTTCTTTCCGAAAGTTTTTCAGATATTTTTTCCCAAAGCATAGCCTTTTTCTCCTTATTTAGCTTTATTTTTTTATTTTTTGTGCTTATATATGCTATTGCACTATATATTGTGTTCTTTGTAGTTTTCACCTCATTGTTTACACAATATATTGACAAACATTGCTTTTTATCATATAATATATTTTGACTAGGACCTCTCACTGTTTTAGTCAAAATATCAATAGAAAGGAGGAATTCTAATGGAAATGACCATCAAGACTGGAATCCCTCAAGATCAAGTCACTAAAATTGTTCATGAAAAAGGCCCTGGGCATACATACGTCGAAACAATCTATCCAAACGGTCTGGTAATCAATTATGATATGTTGCCTGACGGAACAATAGATGTCGATTGTAATAAACCGCTTCGTCTCGAGCCAGACGGAACTTATACACCGGTAATGGATTGACCTTTAATAGTAATCTTACTGCTACTAAGGGTGATACTTGAACTATCTAACTTAATAGTACTTGCCTTGATGTCAACGCTGTTTACAGGTTCTCTTTCAAGGCTTTTTCTTTTCCCGCTATACGGATATCGGTTTGGTTTCATTGTTTTTTTCCTTTCTAAATTTGGTATAATAAAAATAATAAAATGATTGGAGAAATCTTATGATATTTCAAGCGAAAATAACCTCTTCTACCTCTAGACCTGTAAATGTTGATGATAGCTGTCCAAATTGTAAAAAACCAACCAATCCAGATCTTGTAAACTCTTCTTATTTTTATCTTGGAGAAGATAAAACAAGCCTAGTATTAACATTTAGATGCTTAGGTTGTAAGCACTTCTGGACAGAGGAGTTTATAGCTACAAGATATTCAACCAATAACTACACTCAAGAATACGATATCGAACATATAAAAGTAACTCCTAATCTTCCTAGTGATATACCTATATCTGACGATGTAGAGATAGTTTCTCCAATTGGTAAGCAAATCTATGTTCAAGCACTAAAAGCTGAACATGAACAACTAGACCACATTGCAGGCATCGGATATCGAAAGGCGCTAGAGTTTTTTGTTAAAGATTTCTCTATTGTTACGAATCCTGATGATGAAGAAAAAATCACTAAAATGTCATTAAAGCAAGTTATTGAAACATATATCAAGGATGAAGACCTTAAAACATTTGCACTAGCATCTGCTTATATCGGTAACGACGAAGGTCATTACTATAGAAATAATCCTGATAAAGATTTCAAAGACCTAAAGAACTACCTGCACGGAGTTATTCACTACATGGAAATGAAACTCAATTTCCTTGATGCTCAAGAGCTTGTGAATCGTTCAAAGAAATCTTAGAGTCAATTTTATCCAACTTCTCAGCTATATATGTCACGGTCCTCAATATTTCATTGAGGGCTGTTCTTTCTAGTTCGTTCATGTTTATTCCCTCCTTGAACGAATTTTCGTTTACTTGATTAAAAAAATTAAGCAGTTGATTCTGCTGAAGTGAAAAGGTATTTTAGTTCATATTCTGGGAAGAATTTTTCTTGAACTAACATAGCCTCTTGAAATGTGAATGGATATTTCCCTTTCAGCTTATCGCTGACAGTTTGAGTTCTAACAGACAGATAGTCTGCGATATCTACAATTGAAATCCCTTTTTCTTTTCGTGCGACGTCGATGTTCAACATATATACAACTCCTTTCTAAACGAATTTTCGTTTATTTTATTTTAAAATTAAGCTCATTTGTTGAGCTTGGTTATATGATAAACTATTTTTCGTTCATTGTCAACTGTTTTTTTAATTTTTTTTGAATTTATTTTTCTTTACAAACGATTTTTCGTGTGCTATAATGAAAAAAAGGAGAAAGAGTTATGACAGAACAACAACTAAGAGAACTCATAGAATTAAAATATGGTAGTGTCCGACAAATGGCATTAAAAATTGATATGCCAGCCTCTACCATCAATTCTATTCTAAATAGAGGTATTCTAAAATCTAACGTTGATAATATATTCAAAATTTGCTCAGCTCTTGACATTCGTCCAGAAAGTCTTGCTGAAGGGATGGATTTTCATAAACAGGCCGAAAATTCGTCTGACATCGTGGCGATATACGAGAAACTAGACGAAGAGCGCCAGGAAAATGTAATCGACTATGCTACTGTTTTATTGAATGAGCAAAACAATATGAAGACACCAACTGTTTTAGAAAAGTATAGAACTGATGACTACATTATAGACTATGTAGAGGGATTGGTTGCAGCAGGTCATGGAACGTTCCAGGAAGATAATCTTCACATGGAAGTTAGACTCAGAGCTGAAGATGTGCCAGAAAGCTATGATACAATCGCTAAAGTGGCAGGCGATAGCATGGAACCGCTCATCGAAGATAATGATCTATTGTTCATAAAAGTTACCAGTCAAGTGGATATCAACTCAATCGGTATCTTTCAAATAAATGGCAAGAATTTTGTCAAGAAACTTAAAAGAGATTATGACGGTTCCTGGTAT